CAAAAAGATATAGACAATGCTATTGAAAAAGGTATTCAAGATTCAGTTATAAAAATAAAAGAAAAGCTAATAACAATTCTTGTAAAATATGGAATTAGTGTATTAGAAAAAGATATTAAAATAACAACATATAAACTTGGATTTGAAATTGAATTAGCATCTGAATCGGCGGCATTTATAGAATATGGAACAGGTATTGTAGGCCAAAATAGTCCACATCCAGAAGATCCTTGGCCATATGATATTAACAAGCACGGCGCAAGAGGATGGATGGCACCTTTAGATGAATTAGACTCAGCAGGTGTAGATACTGGAAAGTTAATTATAGAAGGCAAACCATATGCTAGAACAAGGGGTATGCCGAGTAGGCCTTACTTTTGGGAGTTACAAAAATGGATTGCTTCATATGGGATAATAACCAGAAGTATAAACAAAAGATTAAGGAGTTTAAAAAGTGTTAGTTGATATTACAAATGAAGTATATGATGCTTTGAAAACTACCTTGGTCGGAGTTACTGTGTTGCAAGCCTATCCTGCTACTACTCCTGTATTTCCTTGCGTTGTTGTAGAAGAAGGTAATAATATAAACTTCCCAGACACTCATGATTCAGCAGGTGATCATCATAGTGACTCTGGATTACAGATAAATATCTTTTCTAATTCTGAAAACAAAATATCTGAGGTTAAACAAATTAGAAATGTAATTGATACTCTATTGGCTGGAACCTATAATTTAAATAGGGATGAATCACAAGCAGTAGAAAACTTGTTGGACACATCAATTTATAGATATGTTCTCAGATATAGTTATTTGGTTGATTCTAATAAAACGATTTATAGGAGGTAAATAGATGGCAATTACTACAGCAGTTACTACTTTAAAAGTTGGTACTCTGCAAGTTGAAACTGCTACTATAGTTGGAACAATAACACTCAGTGGTAATGCTACTGTTACGGTTACAGGAGCAGATATAACTGGTAGCCCTGTTGCGGTTTCTGTTGCTGTATTAAATGGTGATACTCCAAATATTGTAGCTATAAAAATGGCTTCTGCAATAAATCTGAATGTAAATATTTCAGCAAAATATGTTGCTACTGCTGTTGGATATGATGTTGTATTGACAAGATTAGTTCCTATTGCAAACGATGCTACTCTGAATATCGCATATACTAATGGCACCTGCGCTGGATTGACACCTGATGCAACTTCTGTAGATACAATTGCTGGGGTTGCTCTTGCTAAGTTGGTAGATATCACAAACTATCCAGATCTTGGTGCTTCTCCTAGCAAGCTTGATACAACTGATCTTACTCAACCTACTTATAAGACGAGTGAACTTGGTTTGCAGGAAATTCCTGATTTGACATTTGAATGTAATTATGTTGAATCAACATATGATGCTATTACTGCTATGCTTTTGTCTTTGTATTACTTTTCTTTAGAATTTGGAGATAGTGATGGAAAGTTTACTTGGACAGGAGATATAAGTATTTTCGTAAATGGTGCTGGTGTAGATGAAATTAGAAAGATGACAGTAACTACATCAACTGCAACTCCAATAGAATTTTCAGCAACTTAATCTTTAAGATAGGAGAATAAAATATGGCTTTAACTACAGCAATTACCACTCTAAAATCTTCACCAAATCAGGGTGGTGTGTATACTAAAATTACTGATATTGTTAATTATCCTGATCTTGGTGCTTCACCTTCAAAGTTGGATACTACAGATTTGACACAACCTAAATACAAAACTTCAACTCTTGGCTTGCAGGAAATTCCAGATCTTACTTTCGACTGTAACTATGATAAGACAGTTTATGACACTATCTCCGCTATGACTTCTACTTATTGGTTTCATTTGGAATTTGGTGTGGATGGTGCAGATGGTATTTTTGAATGGTCAGGACAGATTTCTGTTTTTGCTAATGGTGCTGGTGCTGATGAAATTCGTAAAATGACAGTTACCGTTTCTACTTCTACTGCAATTACTAAAACTGCGTAAGATTAAATAATAAATCAAAATAATGGAGGATAGTATGGTTATTAAAATTAAGGGTAAAGATCAGGAATTAAAATACACGTTCAACTCATTCAAATATATGCAGGAATTTTCTCCTTCTGAATTTGAAAAAATTGAGAAAAGTCCATTTAAGATTATTCCTCTGATTGAAATGTTGATGATGGGTGCTTTGAACTCTAACCCAAGAATCAAGTTTAAAGAAGAAGATGTTCAGGACTTTTTGGAAGCATATGCTGTTGATAATAACGTTTCAACTTTGCTTACTGATCTTATGTCTTTGCTTGAGGAATCCAGTTTTTTCAAGTCACTCCAGAAGACGGAATAACTGTTGCTACTTCCTCTGGAGAATCGCAGGATAAAGTAGTTTATAATTCATTGTATGATAGAATATTAGACGAAATTCTGCCAAATGCTTTGATGATGGGTGTAGAGTATGATTTATTTTGGGAGTTAGATCCTAAATCACTCTCACCTTTTGTCAAAGCATTTTCTTTAAAAACTAGATATGATGATACTATGGCATGGCAACAGGGTATCTATATCAGAATGGCAATTGCAAGTTGTTTAGATAAAAATGTGAAGTATCCAAAAAAACCTATGATTACAGAAAAAACTTCTAAAAATAAACCATCTGATAATGAACAAATTAAATTCAATTTCTTAAATCATGCTCAATTATTGAATAAAAAATTCAAAGTTTAGAAAGGAGAGTTAAATTGGCAACCGTAAAATATAAGTTTACCGCTGATACCTCCGCATTCGATAAAGCAGTTCAGAGTGTACAAAAATCTACAAACTCAGCAACCAGAGCATCTAATAAAGCAAAGAGTTCTTATGCTTCTTGGTTTCAAGGAAATAAAAAGTTAGGACAATCTTTTGCTAATATAAACAAAGATGTTAATAGAACGTCAGTTGGATTAGGTAAATTCACTAAAGCGTTAAATTTTGGTATTGGAACTGCTTCAATATATAAGTTAACTAGTGCGTTATTTGGAGCAGTAACCGCTTCGATGGACGCTATTGAAACCCAGAACCTGTTTAATGTTTCAATGGGTGATACTGTAGATCAAGCTAATGAGGTTGTTGATTCTCTTACAAAAGTATATGGTTTAGACGCAACCAATCTCAAAAGTTCTATAGGTACATTTGCTCTGCTGTCCAAGGCAATGGGATTCAATAGTCAACAGGCAGAAACTTTATCAACACAAACCGCCCAGATGGCTTTGGATTTATCTTCACTGATGAATATCCCTATAACTCAAGTTATGGGAGATTTGAAGTCTGGTTTGGTTGGCCAGTCTGAAACCGTTTATAAGTATGGTTTTGATGTTACAGAAGCTGGCATCAAAGCAGAAGCTATGGCAGAAGGTATAACAAAGTCTGTTCGTAATATGAGTCAAGGTGAAAAAGTTGCCTTGCGTTATAATACTATGATTCGCACTATGACCAAAGATCTTGGTAATGGTGTAACAATCATGGGTGACTTTGCCAGAACGATAGATCAACCAGCTAACCAACAGAGGATACTGACAGAAAGATTTATCACACTGTCAAGAAGTATTGGTAATATCTTCATTCCTGTTCTTGAAGCTGTATTACCTTATCTAAATGCTCTTGCTATTGTTCTTATTGACGTTGCTAATTCTATTGCTTCTTTTATGGGGTTCGTAGCTGATACTGGTAATGCAGGAAAAGTATCTAGTGTTGGAAAAATAAATGAAGAAGCAGATGACGCAACTGACTCTATTGGTGGAACAACTAAAGCATTAAAAAAATTAAACGCAACCATTCTTGGTATTGATGAATTAAACATCATGTCTAAACCTACTGAGGTTGATGGTGGTACAAGTGGTGCTGGTGTTGGTGGGCCTAGTATATTAGAGAACATTGACTTACTCAGCCCTTATGCTTTGATGGCAGATCTACCAAGTAAAGCAAAAGATATTGCAAACCAAATAAAAGCGTCCTTTTTTGGAATGTTTGACGGAATTAACTTTGAACCATTAGTAACTGCTTTTTATAATTTGGCAGATTCAATTCAACCTTTTATTACTTTAGTAGGAGAAGGATTAAAGTGGGTTTGGGATAATGTTTTAGTTCCTATTGGTAAATGGACAATAGAAGAAGGACTTCCTGTTTTGTTGGATATTCTTGCTGGTGCATTTGATGTATTAGTAGCATCAGGAAAAGCACTAGAACCTCTTGCCACTTTCTTATTTGATAATTTCTTTAAACCTCTGGCAACTTGGGTGGCAGGTAAGATACAAGATGATTTAGTAAGACTATCAGAAGACCTTACTGCAATTTCAACTTGGATTGATGAAAATCAAAAAGCATTTGAAACTATAGTTATTGTATTGGGTTCGTTCGCTACTGCATGGGGAGTAGTTTCAACTGCTCTTGGTATATATAGTTTAGTTACAGGAGTTGCTACAGGTGTAACCGGTGCATTTACTGCTGTGTTAGCGGTTCTTACTTCTCCTATAACATTAGTAATTGCTATTATTGGTGCTATTATTGCAGTTATTATTTTACTTGCTAAAAACTGGGACTGGGTTGTTTCTCAACTTAGGTGGTCTGTTGGTAAAATGTTAACAGATTGGGCAAATGCTTGGTCTGGATTTATGGGTATATTAAAAGGTATTGGTAAAGCTATTGGTGACTTCTTTTTAGGTTTATGGGATGGGGTTCTTAGTGGAGCAAAATATAATTTTAATTTAATGTTGACATTTTTTAATAATTTAGGAACAAATATCAAAAATATTTTTAATGGTATTAAAGATATAGTTTCTAATATTATGGATGGAATACTTGGTGGAATAAAATTTGCTATTAACGGGATTACTGGTGCGTTGAATGTTTTAATTAGAGGTTTTAATAAGGTTAAATTTGATGTTCCAGATTGGGTTCCTATTATTGGTGGTAAAAAGTTTGGATTTTCAATACCTGAAATACCAAGATTAGCAAATG